GTATCAACCGTGGTGATAGGATGCGTGCCGTCGGTGAGCTCAAGCACGCGCACGCCGTGGTGGTAGTCTGTGGCCATTAAGGTCTCCAGGTGGATGTGGATACCTCAACAGCATGCCGTGCGGGCGCGTGCTTTGGGAAAATCAGTGTTGTGGCAGACGTGTGCTACAACAGATCCAGGCGGATTTCAGCCTCGCCACGGTTGCGGATGTTCTCGCCACGTATCGCCACCAGCGCCGATCCGCTGAGCCGCTCGACGGCTGCGGCGAGAATCGGCAGGCGGCTGTAGAAGCGGTCATCGCAATACGCGTCGCGAAACGCTGCATCCACCACAAAACATCCCCCATGGCAGGAACGCAGCACCGGGCAGCGCATGCACTCAGGGTGCGCCGACCAGTGCGGGATCGGCATCTCGATGGCATCCAGATCATCCAGCGTACCCAGCTTGTGGCCATCCGCAGCGGTCACGTTGTGGCAACTGATTACATCGCCCTTCATGTCCACCACCAGATTGTCCGGGTCCGCCTTGCCACAACCCCAGCTCTGACTGGCAGCCGGGCGTCCGGCGATCAGGATGCGGAAGAAATTCCCCAGTTTCCAGGCGCCAGAACCGTCGCGGCCATGCACCAGGGTGCGGGTGCCCAGCGCCACGTTCTCACGCCAGTGCTGGCGCGCTGCGGCTGCCGTCTGCGCGGCCTCACCGGTGTAGGAATTCTGAAAGCCCTCGCTTGTCACCCGCACGAGGTCGGGCGCGATCTTCAGCTTTCCGGCAATGTAGGTATGGGCTTCCTCAACGGATCGGCACTGCACCGAGAGCACGACATTAAAGGAAATGGCGGGGGTTTTGTTGCGCAGTGCCGTGCGTAACAATTCGCGCACGTTCAGATCATCAAGCGGATCGAACCCGCGGGTCTCCATGGTCGCCGGGCCATCATGGCTGACCGAGATGGTCACACGATTGCGCCTGGCCCAGGCCATGATGTCTGGCATCAGCAGCGTGCCGTTGCAGATTGTCACCATACGGGCAGCCGGGTATTCCCGGCGCAATGCATCGACCAGAGGAAGGAAAGTCTTGGCATACGCGAAAGGCTCACCACCCCTGAAGTCGAAGGTCAGGCCCTCTCCTGTACCTAGTTGCAGCTTGCTGCGAAACGCCTGCAACAGCGGCGAAATGTCATTGGGATGCCCGCCGGTGGCCTGGCTATAGCCCGCCTGGAAGCAATGCGGGCAGGCCTTGTTGCAGGCCAGCCCGAGCTGGATGGTGATCATTCGGGGACGGCGCGATTTGCTTGGCCGGGGAGCCGCGGAGAACGGCCCCAGAGGCACCCGTGGCAGGACCGGCAGCCCTACCGGGCCGCCGTCTGCAAAGGCGAGGCGCCCAGCGTGCGGATCGTACTGCAGATGGCGCCCGTCGGCGAGTTCGAGTTCGAACATGGAGATGTCAGCTCGAGCAGTCGGTGCAATCGGTAGGCGTTGCCTGGGAGTAATAATAGTATTTGTAGATTCTGAGAACGCTCCCGGAAATATCCACCTTTTCAAGCTCAGGCTGATAATGCCAGCTAGAGAAGCTGCCAAGCTGGCTGCCATCGGCAGAGCTGCAATGAATGATTTGGGCCGAAGTGATATGCGTGACGGAATTCACGTGATTGCTGACCGCCGAGCTTGCCGTTCCAGCCCCGTCATAGACCCCTGCATGGTTGTGCCCGATGCCTGAATAGGCGGCCGAGCCTTCCGTAGGGGTGAGGTACTGCGGATGCGGATCAGCAGCTGCTGTATGGCTGGATAAGGTGCTGCTGGCCGTGCCGGCCGGGTCGTACACCCCCGCATGATTGTGCCCGATGGCGGAATAGGCCGCAGATCCTCTTGTAGCAGTGAGGTATTGCGTATGCGGATCAGCGGCTGCCGTATGGCTGGATAAAGTGCTGCTGGCCGTACCGGCCGGGTCGTACACCCCGGTGTGGGCGTGGTTGAGCGCGGCATACGCCAGCGATGCGCGCGCCGTGTTGAGGTACTGGGTGTGCGGGTCCGAGGTGTTGAGGTGGGTTTGCACGGCACCCGCCGGCTCATACACGCCAGAGTGATTGTGCGACACCAGTGAATAGCGTGCATCGCTTTCCGTTTGCAACATGTACTGCGGATGCGGGTCAGCGGCTGCCAGGTGATTGGCCATGCCAGTATCCGAACCGGTCAGCTGGTAGCGTGCGTCGCTCTCGGTCTGCGTCATGTACTGCGGGTGCGGATCAGTGGCCGCCGCGTGATAGGCCACCGTGCCTGCCGGCTCATACACACCGGTATGCGCATGGTCTTTCTGCGAATAGCGCACATCGCCACGCGTGGTGTTCATGTACGCCTGGTGCGGGTCAGTGGCCGCCACGTGGGTATTGATCGTGGTGGCGGCAGAGTCCACCTTGTCGTAGAGCGCATCGCCCTCGGTGCGGCTCAGATACTGAGGGTGCGGGTCATCGGCCTTGGCATGGTTTTCCACCTGAGTCTTGAGGTAGCCCGTGCGGTTGGCCAACTGTTTGCCCTGCACATTCGAGATGCCATCCGGCCCCCCGACGACAGGGTCATCGGTCTCGATCTGATAGATCTGGTCTTCCCAGCTCGCGGTTTCCGTTATTCCGGTCATGTTGATTCCCTGGTAGTGTTGATCAGCCCGTGCGTGTAGCTGCCGTCGTAGCGGGCAGTGCTGTTGTAGCGCACGGCGGCCTGGCGATAATCGAAGCCAGCCAGTTGGCAGCAGTTGCGCGACACGGCCTTGATGCTGTCTTCCAGCAGCAAAGCCTGATCCTGCGTGAGCGGGCGTTTGAGAATGATTTTGTAGACAGCCCAGGTCAGGCTGCCGCCATACTCGCGCGTGCCATCATGGAGACAGCTCCCATCGTATTTCCAATTGTCATAACGCTCGATCACCTCCGCATCCGGCTGCCCGCGTGCGCTCAGCGCCTGCTTGATGGCTGCCGGCGTGCCCTTGAGGCGATGCACCGCGCGGCTTGCCTTGATCACGGCGCGCTGGCGCTCTTCCGACCACTCCGCATTCCAGTCATCCACCGATTCCGCCCAGGCCAGCCAGGGCAGCAGGGCGGCGGGGCAGGTGTCGGCATCCCACAGCGTGGGCACGATCTGCGCCGGCGCAGCAAAGCCCGAGCCCGCGATGCGCTTCTCCAGCGGCGTGGCGTTCGGTGGCAGCAGACTCGGCGCGGTGCTCATGCGCTCACCTCGGCCACCGTCACCGTGATGCCCGTGCAATAAGCCGATTGCTGCGCGCTGCAGCTGATGTCCGCCGCTGGCGCATTCACCACAATCTTCTGCACGCCAGAAGCGTTGGCCGCCGCGATGATGCCGGAGAGCGACACGCTTTTCTTGAGCTTGTGGCGGGCTGTGGCATATGCAGCCAGTGCGGTTTGCGCGGCGCTCTGGCTGGCCGTCTCGTCGGATTCCGGATACAGTGTAACGTCAATGGCATAGTGCTGCACCTGGGCTGGCACCACCAGCACCTCCTCGCACAGCGGGCGCACCGTGTCGGCAGAAAGTGCCGCCAGCACCGTGGCGAGCAGCGCCGCATCCGGCGTGCCATCGCCATCGGTGGAGAGGATTGCAATGCGCGAGGTGCCCGGCTGCGGGCTGTCGCACTTCGCGTCCGCCACCGTGCCCGAAGCACTCTTGGCAAGCCACTCATAGGCCGCCGTGGGGCCCGCCACCGAAAAGCTCTCCACCTTGTCGGCCAGGCGCTGGCGGTAGTCGTCGTCGCTCTCATACACGGCCGCCACCGGCGGCACTGCCGTGGTATCTGCCGCCGTCACGAGCAGGCGCTCCTCCTGGTAATAGCTTACCCCGATGTGATCCAGATTGGTGCCCGTGGCATACGCCAGCATCAGCTCACGCGCCTCGTCGTTATAGCGCGCCCGCAGCACCAGCTCGCGATAGCAGGCCTCCTCCAGAATGCGCACAATGGGCTCGGATTCAAGTTCCAGCGTGGCCGTGATGGTCGCCTGCTGGTCAGCCGGGTAGAGCGCCACGAGTGCCGCCTTGCGGGCCGTGAGCAGCGCCTCGAAATCCAGCGTCTCGATCACAGCCGGTTGAGAGAGTTGGGTCAGATCAATACTCATGCGGTGCCCCCCAGGGACAAGGGAATTGAAAGTGTCACGGCAGCCCCCGAATCCACCACAGTGGCCTCCATCTCAATCGTCAGCGTGGTCGGCGAAGTGGCGTCCTGATTGAGTTTCAGGGTTTTGAGGGCAATCCGCGTTTCCCAGCGCGAAATTGCCTGCGCACACGCCGCTACCGCCTGCAGAATCCCCACGTCATTGAGTGGCTGATCCACCAGATCAGGCAGCAGGCTGCCAAACTCGCGGCGCTCCACGCAGGAACCTGCCGGCGTGGTCAGAATCTTCTGGATGCTCATGCGGATATGCGCCAGGCCCGTCAGCGTCAGCCCGGTATCCGGATCCATCCCCAGTGCAGCAATGCTCATAGCGGTGCTCCCGTGATGCCGCCACCCGTGCCATGTTCGGCATGTGTGTGGCCCTGCAGGCTGATGGCGCCGGCAATCACATCGCCAGCGGCCTTGATGCCCCCATCCGTGCTGAGGCTGCCGCCGGTCTGCGTGATCGGCCCCTGGATCACCGAGCCGCCGCCCGCCCCAGCCTTGCCCGACAGCCCCGCGAGGTAGCTCAGCAACTGCGTGATGGTGCCC